GTATTAAGTTTTCTGACAATTTCATTTTAACAGAAAAAGAGGGTGGAATTGTACCACCCTCTATCGCTTATTCTACCAAACTTTCACGTTTAATCTGCACCTGTTTTACATCTGTCAAAGTTCTGTAATTTGTGTGAGTATCATTAACGTCATAAAAACTTATATAGATTTCTCTTTTCATTATATGATACTGACAAGGAATAGTGTAGAAAAGTGTACCACTTTGCACAATTACTGAACTATTAATAACGCTATATCCTGCGCCATCGCCGATATAACTTGTACTATCTATAGCAACTATAAGATACTCTGTACCATCACATTTAATGGTAGTATCACCGACAGGTTCAATAACTGTATTTCCCCAGATGATTCTACTTTTATTGCCGTCATAGTTTGTCACAATACTCCAAACACTACCGGGAGTTAACGTCCACTTAGGACTAAATCTAACAATAGCATTTACGTTAAAGAAACTTGGATTACATGAGCCAGTTTTCAAGGCTTCTGAAACGTAAAGTCCTATCTTTGTATAACCTCTCTCGTTCGGGTGAAATCCGTCAGCACCCATAAGACCATCAGAATGAATAGAATACTGTACGTTGTTCAAGTAAAACCAATCAACAGCATTAAACTGATACGCTTCACATACCTTGTTTAATTTATTCCAGTTAGTCGAATTAACATCCCAACCAATCATCCCACAAAAGATTTTAGCGTTAGGAAATTTACTTTTCGCTTTACTGTAAAAACTCATTTCAGCTGTTTGTATCGCACCAATGTCGCTTGGTTCATTATAACCACCGCACACGACTATATTTTTTACACTCTCTGGACTGTCAACTTGAACACTATCAAGTAACGATTCAAAAGTATTGCTTGGTACTGCAAAACCAGAACCACCACGACAGCTTATCACATAGTCTGTAATTCCACAATTTTCGATAACATAATTTTCCCACGGCTTAATAGTGTAACCTTTTATAGCACCTGTATTATCAAATATTGTTGTATAACCCTCGCCGTAACTATCACCAATGAAAACAGTCTTACCAGATAAATCAAGTTGTCCGAATCTTTTCCAAAGTCTTTTAGTTTCTTCTTTGGATTCAGAATCACTGATAAAAAGTTCTGTTCCAGATAAATCAATTTTTTCAATATATTTTTTCATTGTTTACCACCTATTTCATCCTTTTGCATACACGAATAAAGTTTTACTTTCTTCGTTATATGATGCATTTAATAACACTTCGTCTTTGTGCTCATTAATCCACTGATTGAAAAGTTGTTCAGTGTTATTTCCAATAAAATTAACTGCGTCAATCGTTTTATTTAAAACACCGACAACGTGCGTTAAGCACTCGTAGTATGATAATGAATCATCAAACACACTTGGTAAAACTGGCGTAACCAAAGGAAAACACATACGTCTAATGTTCTCATAACCTGTCATTTTTTTCACCTCGCTACCATAAATTTAAAAATAAGTCGTTAAACTCTTTAATAACCATCATATCAATGTTTAGAAAAGTTTCACGGTATTCTTTTAATAAAGAACTGTAATTTTTACTGCCTTGTTTTCCAGTGATTTTTTCGATATATTCATCTGTCGTGTTTGCTTCTGTTTTATTGGTATTCGTTTCATTGCTAATGTTATTCGTGTTTGTGTTTGTATTTGTTGTGTTTTCGTCAATGTTTTTTCTAGCGTTCGTTAAATAGGTTTCGTTTTCAACCCCTGTCAACGCACCCTGAGGTGTATCGCTATATAAATCACGATTTACACCGTTATTCCGCGTAACACTGTTAGCATTAACTGTCGTATTGTTAACAGATTTATTGTCACCGTTACTAATCGTATTACCTTTACCTTTATGCTCCCTTGTTAAATCGACATCAAAAAACGGATTAAATTTAAGATTGCATGATTCATACAACTGGTTGTATAACGGCATAATTTCTTCCAGTTTAGTATTCATCCACAACTGCCATACACCAAAAGTTTCAGCACCAATTTCACGCAAGTAAAAATGTTTCAATATTTTTGAGCAAATTATCTTTCTATAATCTTCATCAAAAATTTTTACTTTCGTTGTAAAAATTTTATCCCATGATTTAGAAATTATTTCATCAACAGATAAAGAACCCACGCTTTCATTTAATCCACTTTTACTTTCACAGATAAATCTAACTTGCGTTGTATATTTACTCAAGAGTATCACCACCTAACGTATCATTTTCAATATCTGTAATCTGAAAATCTTCTCTGTAATCAACAGTTATATTCAATCCAAACATTTTATTGATTTTTTTAACCGCTCTGCGTCTGCTTTCAAGTCTTGAATATCGACTAGCAATCGTTCCACCTTGATTTCTGATAACTTCATCTGTTATCATCCGTTCTTTCTTTGTAGTGTTAATATTTGAAATACCTAAATATGTTAGTGCTTCATTCCAGATTTTAACCTTTAAATCATAGATTTTATCACTAACAAAAGGTGCGTCTGTTTTTAACACACTAAGACTTTTGATGTCTAAATTACTGTCACCAAAAATTACAGGATAATTACCCTCATATTGCAAGTAAAGATTTTTCATAGTCAACTTTTGTTTTTCATCACAAGTTATTAAAACAGGTGTTTTTTGAGCGTTTGCGTTAATGTCAACTATTCTATCAAGATTGTACAATCTATATGCAAACATTTGTACGTCAAGTGCTGAATTAGTTCTCAGCATATTGTTCCATATAATTACACTGTTGTCTTTATCAAGAGTTGTTTGAAATTGGTTGTATCTGCTATACGCTCTACGTCTAGTAGGTTCACCGTAAATATCGAATCCACCTTGATATGTCATATTCAAAGCTAATTCGCCAATCACATCATCTTTAAAAAATACCATACAACCAGAAGAAAAAAGCCCTAGTTCTAAGTATCTTTCATCGACAGTATCTGGTAAATTTTTCCATTCAAACATTGACATAGAAAGTTCCATTAATCGGTTATAATATTGCACATAAGTTGCACCGTTCGCCATTAGCGTATTATGGAACGATTGATTTTTCTTTTTCTTCATTATACATCACCTTATAACACTGAGTTATCAACTTCATAGTTTCCTACGTTTTCACCATTTACCCACCATGTAATACCACTGTCAAAACATTTACAAATTGTTCTAATAGCATCTACGGGTATATCACCGCGAACCACGCAATCTTTTGTTTTTATGAAAGTAAACTCTTTTCTAGCATGAATGTTTGGAACAGCCACTACATTTAAAGCATAACCGTAAGTTGTGAAGAAATCATCAACTTGTTTCAAATATGATTCAGTTAAACATTTAATTTTAATTCTAGGCACTTTTTGTAATAACGTAGCAATAATCTGACTGTTATCTGTGGTTAGCAATTTGTTAGGTTGATTGTACGCCACAATAGCACCGTTAATTTGTGATGCAATACTAGTAGCATTGTAAAAAGCACTAATAGCATTACCACTGTATAGATTTGCAGTAGCCATAGTTAAACTTGATGCAAGATTAATTTTTGTCTGCATACCGTTATTAGCAACCCACGCCCTGTAAGTATCACTCGCAAATGAAGCCATAGGAAAATTCCCTATAACAAATGATTCTGAATAGTTTTCAGTTTCACCCTTGTAAGATAAGGGCGTAATAGCAATTTCTGGATTGCCAATATATTTTCCGTACACATGAAAATTAACATTGCTACTGTTAAATAATTCTGGATAATAATACTGACTATTTTCACAATCGTCTGTTGCTTCATACACTGTATACGGTGATGAAAACAATTTGTTGTTTTTCGGGACATATCCTCTAAAATTATCTGGTACTTTCACATTAATATTATATTGAATAGGTGCTGTCTGACCATATTGTAAAATATGAACAGTATCACTACTTGTATTGCAAAAAGCACTAGGGAACATATAAGCACTATAAATGCTATTCTGGTCATACCCAGTAAGAATATTTTTAAGAAAATCTTTAACACTAGTTGTAGAATTTTTGCAAATATAATATTCTGCACAGGAAACCATACCATTCTGAACCAGTGCGAGGATATCATTTTTTCCAGACGGTGCTACACAAACAATTAAAACCCACTCCCGGAAATCACCAATGTGCGTTCCTGTTGAATCAACTGTGGTATCTGGTAAATAGCTGTCGAGTGTAACCATGTTTCCGAAGTCGATACTTTCTGGTTCGATATGCTCGTATTTATTGTCTGTTACCGTGTGCTGACGTTCAATATAACATTCTTTTAATTGCATTTCAAACAGCCATGTTTGTATCTCGTCAATTTCAAATTCGACAGTTGACATTTCATTGTTAACATATTCAATTTTTGTGATAAACGCATAGAACCATTTATCGCCAAAATTTATGTTTTTAAACATCATATAATTGCACTCATAGATGTTATCAGCACAAATACCAATCCTTGCAACGCCTTTGTTAATTCTCTGGTACGAATAATTACCCAGACTATATTTTTGTTTAGAAACAAAATAGCCAATCTGGTCAGCGTGTGTTTGAAAGAATAACGTGTGCTTATAGCTGTTATCAAGTGGTACATCTTTTAAAAGTCTTATATTTGTACTTGGTTCAATATACATTATTAGTCCTCAACGTAAAAAAACATATTAATTTTTTTGTTGTTCAAATTTGTTTCCGGTAAACCATTATAAAATTTTATAATAGTAAATTTTTCTGTGTCGGTTGTTCTAGGAATGATATAAGATATTCCCGAATAATCAGCATCTAGTTCAGAACTAATAACGATTGCATATTTTACTTTATAATCAACTCTTAAAATTAATTTCGAACCTCCTATTAAGTATTTATTTACAGAATGTAAACCATTTGTGATTGTGTCAACGACATTTACCCATTTACCTTTTTTAAATGGAAAAAACGGAAACATATTTCTTTCATCTTCACTCATACTATTGAGAAAATCTACCGATAACTGGTTATTATCACTTCTGATATTCTCACCGATACTATCGTGAACCACACCTTTTCTATCGGTATAATCACTTTTATTAATTTTCTGTTCTGACATATTTCCTCATTTCTGAGGGTGGAAAAACCACCCTCTTATATTATTTATATTATATTTGTAAGAATAACATTCTCGCCGACATCACTATTTGCGTTAATCTTATCCGTGCTATTCGTATAAGTAACACCACCATTTTCAACCACAATCTGAATCTGTGAAATATTCTCTGCTGGAATCATATACGCACCGTAGTCGTGAACGGCAATACCGTTTGTAACTAATTCCTCAGTCTGAACAAATTTTGCTACGTTTGGTGAGAGTTTAGCACCGTTAGCACTTGCTTCAACAGTTAAAACAGTTGCATTGTCAGTTGTCATTTTTCCTGTAATTTCAGCGGTAATAGTAGTAGGTAATGCCACATCTGCGGTATCATCTACAAACACAATCGCATTTGCAAACGGATTGTGTGTTACGATTTTCCAAACATGATAGAAATAATTCCATTCCATAGTCGAAGCCATGTATTTTTCTGTAAACTTGTTCAGTTTATCGTACACTTGAAACCACTCTTCGTCAATCAAAATAGCTTTGACATGTTTCATCAAATCAAGCTCAGCCTGCGTCACTTCCTCAAGTCCGTCAGATTTCTCACGAATAGCAATAAATCTGTCATTGTCAAAGGTAGTAAAATTGTCTACTAAGAACAGTCGACCCATAAACTCCGCTTTGTCCATATTGAACGCACCTGCTAAAACTTCAATGTCGTATTTAGCGTTATACATAGCGTCCATGAAAATAACCTGTCTTTCTTTTGGTGTAGTATTTTTAACGCCTGCTTCGTTGTACTCAGAACTCATGAACGGTAACATGTTTGAAAGACCTCTGAACTGAACTCCTGCATCAGCTGTTTTTGTTCCGTCGCCGATAGAAACTGGATACATTTTGCCGTGTGAAACTGCTTTAATGATGAGATACTTAAAAAGTAAATACTCATCATAGTTACTTGATGTGTAAATAGCATCAACCATTTTAGCGATTAAATTGGTTACGCCGTCGGCAGAAAGAAAAGCTAAATTTAAGTCGCTTTCGTTAATAGTTTCTGGATAAACAACACGCCAGTTAATAGCGTAAAATACTGATTTTACATCTGGGAAATTTCTCTGAAACTCTCTTGCCTTTGCAGATTCTTCGTCATAAACCTGTACATTTACAAGTGATGTGAAAATATCCTCAACGCTTTCCCCATAATCAAGATAACCTTTTTTAAGGATTTCATACGGATTATTGAAAGTCGCTGAACGTGCTTTCACAAGACCGATTCTGTTCACAAGTGCATTCAAAAACTGATTACTTAAACTCGGCGTACCGAAAATGATTTCACCTACTTTTGGGATATCAGCTTCTTTTTCAACAACAGGAACAGCGTTCTGATATTCAAGTCCTGCGTTCTGTCTGATTACATTTAAAATATCTCTTGTTGTAGCATTTAACGTGCTAACTGCAACTCTTTTTGGCATTATAACACTCCTCTCTTACTCAAATAAATCTTCAAATTTTTTCTTTTCTTTCTCTTCTGGTTCTTCAATATCATCTTCTTCTACTTCTTCTTTTGAAGTGAAAAATCTGTCACGATATTTTTCACGCCATTTTTTGTCGTTTTCTTCGTATTTAGTTTTCCAATCTTCTGCGTTAGAAAAACTTTCAAGCGTGTCAGAAATATCTTCGATAAACCCGATCGCTTCGTCACTGTCATCTTCGCCAATTCTTTCTCTTACTTTTGCCATAATTTCATCAACTGTTTTGACTGCCATCATATCACCTCTTTCTTACATACATCCATATCGGCATTTTTTTCTTTTTTGTCGGCGTTGGTGGAACTGGTGAACCACTGAAAACTTCATACCATTTTAACGCTAATTGTTGCCTTAATTCAGTGTGATTTGTTTCCGGGTTTCTATTTGGTCTTTCATATGCAACCATAAATAAAATAGCAAGTTTATCCGGTGTCCACCCTAGTGTATTTTCTTTGAACTCCTGTGCGGTAACATCTACCATATCTGCGGTTGCACCACTAGGTATATAAGGTGTTATAAAAGCGTTCGTGGTGTACCATTGATTTTCTAATACAAATAATTCGCCATCTAAGCAATTACATTGCACTGTTCCGTCTGTATACGGCGATAAATTTAGTGAATCACATGATTCAATCAAATCGTTTTTCGGTGTCCACTGAAAAATACCGTACCCTGTTCCACCAACTTCTTCTAATTCTGGGTTGATACCGCTCTCTGCTTCTGCGTTTCCTGCTAGTGCTGATATGGTTTCTAAACTGTAACCTAGATTGCTAAATATTCCATAAAAAATATATGCATTATTTAGCGTTTCCGCTTCGGTTAAATGTGCATTTTTTGAAATCCATTCAGCCATTATCTTACATACACCCTAGAATTATAAATAGCACACACCCATCCGCTAGGAATTTTAATCCATGTATTACCGTTTTCGTCTCTTGCAATTTCTTTACAAGTTACTTTTGTACCATGCATTAACTGTCCTCTTGAATTAGCGTGTTTTCTTCCGTCAAGGGTAAGACCATCAGCGTTTTTCCTCTTGCTTTTTACATCTGGTCTAATTCTAACATTCAAGTTGTCAACTGCAACTGTGTAAATGTGACCTACTTTAAAGTAAACATTGCTGTCGTTTTTTTCTTCACAAACTCGCCTTGCACATGCTAAGTCTGGTCGTCTGTATAAACTTGAAATAACCACGCCCTTACCTTTATTATTTTTCGTGTTTTTCTGTGAGCCTATACTTTCAATCATTAATTCGTTACCAAGATAAATAGCACAATGCGTTATTTTTGTTTGTGATTTTCCGAAGAAAAGCAAGTCACCACTTTTAATAGAATCTAATGAAACAGATTTACCAATTAAAGAAAAACCCTGTGCTGTTTTTCTTACAGTTTTATAACCAGAATCTTTCAATGAGATGTACATTAAACCACTACAATCTAAACCACCCTCGCTCAAACTTTCACCGCCCCACACATAAGGTGTACCAACATATTTTTTTGCACTATTGATAAGTGTATCTGCTTTCATTATTTCTCTAACCTCTCAATCAAAGTATTCATTTTTTCAAGTGCCAGCGTGTTATTAGAAATAACAGTGCTTAAATTGTCGACCTCGTCTTTATGCTGTGCGTTTAAATCGTCAATTCTTTTGTTAGTCTGGTCATACATATATTTTACAAAGTAAGCCATTACACAACAAGCCACGACAGGAAATACATAATTACCTAAGATGTTTAAAAAATCTGCACCCATGATTTCACCCCCTTTTATAAGTTAATATTATAAGATAATAAGTTTTTCTTATAAATGAATTGTATCACATTAGTTGACAAAATTCAATAGGTGTGCTATAATTTATTAATAAGAAATTCTTATAATGTAATAAGTTTTACTTATGAGAGGTAAAAAAGAAATGAGTGAAAAAGAATATTATGACGGTACAAAGCTTTTGTCGTTAAAAGACTTAAACGGAAACACACCAGAGATATATATGTGCACTGGTAATAGAACAGGTGGAAAGACTACATATTTCAATAGATTGTTGTTGAATAGATTCAAAAAAAGACAACAAAAATTTGCACTTATATACAGGTATAATTATGAATTAGATGACGTTGCAGACAAATTTTTCAAAGATATTCATACATTGTTTTTTCCTAGTGATGAAATCACTAGCAAATCCAGAGCAAAAGGAATATACCATGAACTTTTTTTGAATGATGAAAGTTGCGGATACGCTTTAACACTGAATAGTGCTGACCAGATTAAAAAAATGAGTCATCTTTTTTCTGATGTAGAAAATATGTTTATGGACGAATACCAGAGTGAAACTAATCACTATTGCAATGATGAAGTCAAGAAACTAATTTCAGTTCATACCAGTCTTGCCAGAGGTCAAGGAAAACAGGTAAAATATTTACCGCTTTTTATGGCTTCAAATAGTGTTAGTTTAATTAATCCTTATTATAGCGTTTTAGAAATAGGAAACAGACTTAGAAATGATACTAATTTTTTAAGAGGTGACGGTTTTGTTTTAGAACAGTGTTTCATAGAATCGGCATCCAGAGCACAGCAGGAAAGCGGTTTTAACAAAGCGTTTTCAAAGGATTCGTATGTTGAGTATTCAAGCCAGAATGTTTATCTGAATGATAATTATGCTTTTATTGAAACACCCAAAGGCAAGAACAAATATTTAGCAACCCTCATTTATAAAGGTCAAAAATATTCGTTACGGGAATATAGGGATATAGGTATCATTTATTGCGGTAAAAATTATGATGAGAGTTTTCCTTTTAAACTTTCAATAACAACAGCAGACCACAATGTAAATTATGTTATGCTAAAATCAAACGAGTTTTTTATTTCAAATATGCGATATTATTTTGAAAAAGGGTGTTTTAGATTCAAAGATTTACAGTGCAAAGAAGCTATCTTAACTGCTTTATCATATTGATATCTTCTTATAATGTTTTTCATGTCACAACTAGGACGCACGGTTGAAATTATACTGCTAGTGTGAATCGCGGTTTTGCGAACCGTCTTGAATGACTTATAAGATAAAGATATAAAAAGGACGGATTGTAAAATCCGCCCTTTATTTTTTATCTGTAAACAAATACATATATGTCACTTTTACAACTAGGATTTTGAATTATAATAGCGTCCTTATTCACCGTTATTCCATATAATTCAGTGATTGCCTGTTCATAATCAATTCCTCTTATAACTGTTCTGCCATTTCTAATGATATCAAAATAATTGTTTTTATAAACATTATCATATAATTTAATGCGATTTTTAATTTCTTCGACTGTGTAAGACGGTCTTACATTTAGTGTTACATATGATGGTAATAAAGAACTAAATTTTTTCTTAAATCTTCTTGATTCTCAAATTCAATTTCTAGTTTCATTTTTATAATTCTCCTCTTCAATAAAATTTTCTAAGCACTCGTTAGCATACGGACAAAATAAACATGCATGTAAACACTGCCCGTCAATCCATTTTATTTTTAAAATTTTAAAAAACTGTTTTAATGTTACTTTTTTCATCATTTAATTTCACCTCTATTTCTATTGTTTCACCTATTAATTTTTCAGTGCTATATTTTACTACTTTTCCTGCGAGTAAATTGACTATATCGTTAACAGAAATATCAATTAATACTTTCAATTTTTCACCTCATTTCGTAGTAAGTTTCTGTTAATAAAACACCACCCTTTATTCTTTTAGGTAGTAATTTTCCTGGAATTTTTAACCCAACTTTAAAATCAGACATACTTCGTTTTGTTTTCAAAAATTCAAGCTTTTCTTTTGTTTTTAAATCTACTTTTGTGTCTTCCAATGTATGCTCTGTCATGGATTGCACAAACAATTCCTTGCAAGTGTCTGGCATTCCTGCACATTTGACATTGTAATATGGATTTTTTAAAGGCTTCAAATCTTCATGCGTAACGTGTTCAATATATGTTTTTTGTCGTGTGAAAATAGCTTCATCCCATGAACTCTCTAATTTCCATGCGCAGAAATTTGTTGGATGAACGTTGATTCCTTTTATTTCATCTGGCTGTAAATCACAATGAATACTATCTGTATCAGCATAAATGAAACCTTTTTTATCAACACCATAATAATTTTTTTGTGCGGCTCTTATGGTGAAATTTCTTGCATAAGAAGTAATAGCCGCTCCGCTTGCTATATGTCCTGCTTTCTTTTCGTGTTCAGTAGATGTTATAAAACCAATGTTTCCATTTTCTTTTAAATATGCTACCTTGAAACTAGAATCGTCATTACTTGCTAATTTTCCGTATAGATTATTTAAAAAAAGTTTTGCTTCTGTTCTCTTTGCACCTTTACTTGTCTCTTTTATTTTCCTGTATTTGTCAATGTATTCATCAAACATTCCTGTCAGTGCGTAAAACCAACAACCGTCTAAGATTTCAAAATCAACTAAGTCATAATGTTCTTTTATCAATTCAAAATCAATCATTGATAAGGTTAAGGTTACGCGTGTATCGCATTTTTTACCAGAATATTTTTCGATATATTCAGAATAATATTGTTGTGTTTCTTTATCATAATAATCTGAAGTTGTCAAAGATTCTGTACTTTTATATAAGAAAGAATCTTTTATCTGAATAAATGGTAAATACCCGTCTTTTAAATAAAACCTTGTTTTTACTCTTACATAATAAAAAGTTTCACTTGTTTGTGCTTCTTTTGGGATATAATTACCACACCAGAAAGATGCGTAGCCATACGGGTAACGATTACCAGATTCGCTATGCATCATTGACGGATATAGCGAATTTACATCTGCTGTTGTTCCGTTTCTTTTAATCTGATTTTCTTTACCCTTTACAAGATAGCACCAACCGCCCCTATATGCTTTACGAATATAAGCATCTGCGTTATCATAACCGTATACACTTTTATCAATTTCTTGTTTCGTCAAGTCTGGAAAAAGCATATTATAATCTGTTTTTGAAACAATTCTTTTGAACTCTGACAAACAGCAACTTCCGATAGTTAATTTATCGTGACCCTCGTCGAAAAGAATTTCGAGTGCTTCTTTTACAACTAGAACGTCATTTGCGATATATCTTTTTTCCTTATCAGTTATTTCACAACCTGCAAACCTTTTTCCCTTGTATTCCATTTCAAGCTTTTTGTGCCTCGTTCCAAACGATTTTCCGATTTGTTTCACTGAAAAAGGAAGAAGTTTCAATGAATCTCTGACTTGAATTATAATACTGTTTACTTTAATAGTGAATGTGTACCATTGCCCCATTCTTGAAATAGAATATTTAAAGGTATTATTTTTCATGTCTTTTTCTTTTAACCATTTATACGACGTTTTTTCATCATTCAAAATTTCATAAGCTTGTTCAAATTTGCATTTATTAATAAAATAATCAAGCCAGAAAGAACCGTCAAATTTTAAATTATGATAAAACACACAAATGTTTTCACGGAACGACTGTAAATATTGAAAAGTTGCGTCTATGCTTTTCAAAATGACTACATTATCCGTATTCATTTCAACGATAGCAGAAGCCCACACTTCAGTTGAAGTTTGTGAGTGAATATCTTCATCAACAGTTGTTTCGAAATCACCGACAAAATATCTATATCTTCGCCCATGCATTAGTAATCAACAAAACTTTCATAGTATTGGTTCAATTCCTCGATCATTTCAGCTTCTTCAAACGATAACGCTGAACCTTTTAATATTTCAGCTAGTTCGTTAAATGAAACAATAATTTCAGATTCGTTGCTGTCGTGCATTATTTTATCCAATAATACTCTTATTCTATCCTTATTATCGTATAGATATTCTGAATACTTTTCAAACGTATTGTATTTTGAAGAAATATCAGCACAATCATTAATCAAAGAAATTAAAAAATTCTTGTGCGGTGTAAAATCAAGAAAAACTTGATATGAAATATAACGACCATTTGGCAATTCATTTATCATTGAAATAATTTCATTGATAAAGTCAAAAGTAGGTGCTTTTTCCTGTTCTCTTTTTTTCTGCTCTGCTTTTCTTTTTCTTGTCTCAGCACCTTTTTTCGCTGACGCTGAACGCTCTCTTTTTCGTGCTTCTAAACCAGACAATTCACGAAAATCTGAATATAAGCCACGGTATGTAGCAGAAGCGTATAACTTTTCTGGTGTTATTTTTTTCAGTTTTTCAACTGATTCTTTTCTAATACGCTTCGGAAGTTGTGGCTCTTTGAAGCTAAAAGAATAACCTCTTTTCTCAACTCGGCTTATGAAGCGTTTTATTCTTTTTATTTCTTTTTTATATTGTTCCTTGTATGTCATTTTTCCATCACCTCATAAAAGAAGCGAAGCGGGTATTTCCGCTCCGCCTGTTTAGATTACATCAAACTGTTTACATCAAGTACGCAATTAATAAAATCACGCCCCGCTTTTGTTTCACCAGATTTCTTAATGATTGAAAAGGCTTCGCCGTCCATCAGTTCAAAGATTTCAAGAAATGAACGCTTAAACGTCTGAGACTGACAAGCGTATGCTTTTTTGTCTGGTGTGATAAGTGAGAGAATATCAGTTTCTTCGCCATTCTGGTTTTTATCCTTAAACAGGATATAACCGTCGATAGGAATTGAAGTTTCATCATCCACGTTTTTTAATGAAATTACGTCTGGTGAAGATGTCATAAGATAAATTTCTACCTTAGTAAACTCTCTTGAATTTTCATAAATCTGCATTTTTATTTACCTCTCTTTTCTAGTTCTCTTCTTTTTTCTGTTTTACGATTTCATGTGCGTACTGAATGAATAAGCTTTCTGGCATTCCCATCAGGCACTCTTTTTCTTCGAAGTCTACGACTTCCACGCATTTAAGTGTATCTGTATCATAGATTTCTTTAGCTTTTGTCAGCATGCCAGAAACTTCTTTGTACGTGCGTGGCAATGTTACATCAATGTTTTTCACCTCGCCAATTGAGGTGTCAACGCACATCAATACGCAATGCGTGCTCTTAATTGTTCTTGTTACCATGTTTTCTTTTCTTGCCATTTGTTTTTACCTCTTCTTTCTTTTTACTTTACACTAACAATACTGTTGATACCATACGCAATAGCACTATCGTGTTCAATAACACAGCCTCGTGCTTCTTTCCATCCAGTCGCAAAATAAGCCACATCTGCATCTGCCAGAAGTTCCAGAGATTTTCCTAAGAACCACAATGGTTTTGCACCTACCGGTGCATTTTCAAAGAAAGAATCAATAACTTCTACTGGTTCTCCTAACAGTTCAGATGCTTTTTTGATTGCCTCGTTACGCTCTTTGCCAATTTCTTCATTTGTTTTGCCATGCATTGGCTGACTTATGAATAATTTTTTCATGCTTTTTTCACCTCTTTTTTTTTTGCTTTACAGCAATTCCTGTCAAGGGATTCGAACCCCATTCAGTCCAACTTCACGACAGGAACTATATTTTAAAGGAAAGGAAAAAGACAAGTACCTTTTGTTTGGTACATTATTATAATAGCATATATTATAATTATTGTCTATTTCTTTATTCTTATGATATTATAAGTACAACTTATAATAGATTATTAGCAACAACTAACTTGCTATATTTTACAGAAGTCAATTAATCGGGACTAACTCACAATATTCTTATAAACTCATCTAAGTAGCATTTCCTGCCGTATCTATAAAAGTAGGAAACGCCGTTTATGTCAAAATGCGTAATAACACGCCTCGGCTTAATTAACTCGTTTTTGTCATTAAGACCAGCTACTACGAACTCACAAGTGCCTACGTCAAACTCATCCGGTTGATAGATTGCTATTGCTGAAAAAGCTGACAGTGATAAAATAGCTATCGGCATTTCATCTTTATATCGCTCACAGCGAGGTGTTCTTTCTGTAATTTTTCTCATTTTCTTTTTCCTCTTTTCTTTTTTATTTTACCTTGCGGTAATCCTGTCTAGGGATTCGAACCCATTCAGTCCAGTTACACGACAGGTTAATATGCTAATTTGCATATTTTGCTGATGCAAGCCAGAAACCTTGCATCATGTTATAAATTGCATCATAACAATATTGCTTTGTGCCAACGGCGTATATTGTACCGTTTTCAGCGTTTACAACATGGGCGTAACCGTTATAATAACGAACCTCGATTTTCTGCCCTGCGATTTCAGAAAAGTATTCACATCTTTCTTGCAATAATTTTTTTGTCATTTTCTTGTCCTCTTTTCTTTTTATTTTACCTTGCGGTAATCCTGCCTAGGGATTCGAACCCATACAACCCAAATACATGGCAGGTAATTAAATTATTTATAAATAGCATCATTTGTTATTCTACTGAACCACTCTTCTATTTCTCTGTATTCTTTCTGATGAGATGATTTTGAATAATCAATACAGATGTCTTTTATTAAATTTTCATAACATATTGCTTTATTATAACAATATTCGTATAAATCATTATTACCGTCATTATAATATTGAATAGATTCTTTCACTAATCTCTCAATTTCTTTTTTTAACTCTTCAACCTTAATTGTTTTTCTCATTTTCCTGTTCTCCTTTTTCTTATTTATTGTTTTCCTTGTTTCTATAATCATTATACCAGATTGTACCAAAAAAAGCAAGCGTTTTTTGTACTTTTTACAGGTAAAATATATACAAAAAACATGTACATAATTTGTGCACTTTTTAAGGGGAAATGAAATTGTCAGAAAACTTAATAC